AGTCACAACACCTTAAATATGAAAATCGACATCGACGTTATCGGAACTCTGTACGCCCCAGGAGCATTTGATGCAGAGGGTATGCCCATCAGCGCCCCAGTGCCGATGCCCGGCTACCACGTCAACACCACCTACCCGGTGGCTGACTGGGAAGCCTATAAGGTCACCCCGATAGCGCCGCGCCGGGTGTTTGGTGGGCATGAAACCCACTACTACAAATTCGCAGATAGGCTCGAATACGAGGTGATTCTGGAGACCTCGGACCTTGAGGTGCCGACGTGAACCCCTCTAACTTTGCCCATGCCTTTTTGGCCGTGCTGGCTCAGGTATTGATTGGGCTGACTACCGGCAACTGGTGGGCCGGGGCCGCATTCGGTGGCGCGTTCTATTTCGGACGTGAAGTCTCGCAGTTCGAGACGGGTCGGTTGAAGTATTTCGGCAAACGGGCCTCTCTTGGATCAGATGAGGGCATGCCCTGGTACGAGGGTTTCAGGATTACGCAATGGTCTGCTGATGCACAGTTTGACCTGCTGGTGCCCGTCCTGGCGGTTTGCGTGATGGCATACCTGAGATGTTGCGTATGAGCCTAGACCAAGCCGCAGCCCTGCGTACGTTTTTTGCCAGCGCAATGCGTATGAGCATTACAATGATCCCGCTACACATAGCTCAATGCCGAAACACGTATCGCGATCACTGGATTAGGCAGCCACGGTTGGTAGAGCCACATGACGCACGTCATGGAAGGTTATCGGTTCGAGTCCGGTTGTGTAGACCACTGGCGGTGCTTCCATGAGCCTAGACCAAGCCGCCGCGCTAACGACGTTTTTTGCCAGCGCACCACAAACAAAACACCCCATATCGGCACTCAGGTTTACGCACTCTCAAATGTCGCGGGCCTGGGACTTGTGGCGCGAGCCGTATATCGGTGTCGCTGGTGGCCGGACTATGCAGCCATGCAACATAGAAATTAAGCTGGCTGGCAGTGGCGGACACCTTGACCAAAAGTATGGCATCCGTCTTTGTACCGTTGACATCAATGACGAGTTTCGAGAAGAACTAGACCGCATTTCATTGGACACTGACGAAAAGATTGTTTTGGAGTTTAGGCAATACCTGTCAGACGATCTGGAAACGCCTCAGGCAACAGTTTTTCTACAGGTCGAATCGGTCGGATTCATTAAAGGCGCAGCGGCCATCAGCGCGGTCTCTCCCCGCCTCAATATGTCTCGCACGGGCGAGGTATACAACAACAGAGATATTCCAATGCTGAAGGGTTTTGTTTAATGGACATCGACTACTACCAACAACAGCAATTCGGACCGCAGCCCTGCTGGGAACTTGTTTCATTGGTCTACGAGCGAGAGTTGCAGGCTATCGCAGTTGATTACAAGCAGATCAATCGCTCAGTGCGTCAAATGGCTACGGCTTTTCGCATCGCTCTGCACAAATCTGCCCATGGGTTTTCTCAGATCAAAGAGCCTGTAGACATGGCCGTGGTTCTGCTTGGAAAAACCGCTGACATAGGAATCCATCACTGCGGTATCTACTGGCAGGGTGGGGTGCTTCACGCACAGCCGGGTAACGTCTATTACGAGCCGCTATCAGTCATCCGAGACACATTCGGAGTCGTTGAATTTTGGGCTAAGTCATGACTGAAGTTCGGCTGTATAGGCACATTTTTGAGGTTCAAGCGCCCAAGGTTTTCGAGGTAGAAAGCCTGGCTGACTGGCTGCTGTTGCACTATGGGCCATCACCAGATGTGCGCGTGCAGGTATTTGTCGGAGAGCCTAGCGAAGAAAACGAGATCACCGGTGACATATCGGCCATCATGGCGTGCGACGAGCTGGAATACACAATCCTTGAGAGCCCGGGCTTCGAGCTTACAGCGCTGCAGTGGGCGGTTATTGCATTTGTCAGCTCTCTTGCAGTCACGCTGCTGACTCCAAAACCGGAGATGCCTGGGAACGTCAACAGGACGCAGAGCAGCCCCAACAACGCCCTGAGTGATCGCGCAAACAAGGTTAGGCTAGGCGAGAGAACAGAGGATATTTTTGGAACAGTGGAGAGTATCCCATCGCTCATGATGCCGACGTACACAAAGTACATCGGTCACAAGCTCTTCGAGTACGGCTATTACTGCACCAGCATAGGCTACAACGACATTGCACTGTTGAGCGATGCCGACACACTCATAGCCGACATTACAAACGCCAGCGCGGCAGTCTACTGGCCTTTCACAAGCCCAAATTCTGGTGATGCGCCAGTGCTGCAAATCGGCGATCCAATCATCGATCAAATCGTGACTGTGCGCCGGGCAACAGAGGTTGATGGAATTACGCTAAAGGCGCTAAACCAAATCCAGTTACCGACAAGCGCCACCTACAATTTTCTGATCGGCGGAACACTCACGCAAGAGGTGCGACAACCGAATCTGAATTCAATCGCTGGCGTTGGCGATGAATTAGTCATCACGATGACTGATTACCAGCCAAGCAGCACGGGCGAGGTCTCAGTAGTCGCCAGCACGCGAATCTATTCCGACACCGAGGCTCACCCGTTTATCGGCATTCAAGCTGGCGACAGCGTGACAATTTCAGGCTTCGTCAACGCCGGAAACAACGGGACATTTACAGTTACCGCATTTGCTGCTGGCTACGTCGCGTTTTCCGTATGGGTGCCGGGAAAAATCACGGTTAGCACAGGATCACAGGTCGATGAAACAGCGCCCACTGTCACGGTTACTATCCCGCCACAAAACTACAGCGGGACATATGAGATTGCAACGATTGACGACGCCAATGTAACTCTACTTGGTACATCATGGCCGCGCACATTTGACAAGACTTGCAGCGTGCAGGTTGTCGGAGTAACCGAGTGGACAGACTGGATGACATTGCCGCAAGCTGATCGAGCAGAGGTGTGGTGCAACATCCTTGCAAGCAATGGGATGTACAAAGACAACGGCGGCAAATCAACTGCTGAAGTTGAGTTTGAGATCGAGATAGAAAAGCTACACGCCACAACCCATGCACCACTTGGCATAGTTGAGGTTGTCACCGGTAGCCTATCCGGCTCAGTCACCGACGAACGTGCAGAGACTGTTGAAAATGCTACGGCCTGGACAGGTCCGGCCCGCGTGCGTATGCGAAGGACTACTCAGTATGACTACGCATGGGGTGGCACTGTAGTCGATGAAATCAAATGGAAAGACCTCTATTCAGTCGTTCCAGAGACAAAAACGCACTTTGGCAACAAGACCACCATACACACGGTCACGCAGGCAACCGCAAGGGCGACAGCGGTAAAGTCTAGGCAATTGAATTGCATCAACTCGCGCCTATTGCCAACATACAACGGCAGCACGTTCAGCGGTGCTTTTGATTCCGAGGGACGACACGTATCAGGAACGATTCACCAGACATCAAAAATCATTGACATCATCGCGGCGGTGGCGATTGATCCATACATTGGGCGGCGCGATATTTCCGAGATCGACCTAGTGCAAATGTGGGGAGTGCAGCAGGAACTTGATGCCTGGAGCTTGGAGTGTGGCCAGTTCAACTACACGTTTGATAGCGACAACACAAGCTTTGAGGAAACCCTGACGCTGATTGCAGACTCGGCATTTTGCATCCCGTACCGCCAAAACGGGGTAGTTCGGCTGGCATTTGACAAGCTGCAAACATCCAGCGTTTCACTGTTCACGCACCGCAACAGCAAGCCAAACAGCCTGACCATAAAGCGCACATTCGCCAATGATGCTGACTATGACGGCGTACAGTTTGTATATACAGACCCAGACGAAAACACATCGGAGACAATCAATCTGCCGCTAGATGGTAGCGCCATAAAACCAAAGAAATTCGAGATCGCCGGTATTCGCAGCTTTGATCAGGCGTGGTATCGGGCAAATCGTGAATATGCGAAGATCAAAGGTCAGCGCCTGAGCCTAGAAACAGTCACCACATTGGATGGTAGGTCACTGCTGCCAAACGCCCGCATAAGCGTTGTTGACAACACAAGGTTCAAGAGCTATGACGGAGAGGTAGTCGGCCAATCTGGCCTTGAGCTAACCCTAAGCCAGCCTGTGAAATTCACGCCAGGACAAGCTCACAGCATTATCTTGATGCAGCGTGATGGGGGCTTACAAAGCATTGCCTGCACTGCTGGTAGCGACTCTCGGCGCGTGGTCATCGCAAGCCCGCCTAGCGAATCAATTGTCACGACTCACGGCGCAGCGGGTATCCGTACCATCTTCTCATTTGCAGCCGACAACGCCCGTGATTCTCAGGCATATTTAGTGCAGGAAATTGATGTCACAGATAGCCAATATGTGACGGTTAGAGCCATCAACTACAGCGCAGATTTTTACGCAGCAGACCAACTAGCGGTGCCAGACAAAGCCGCAATCATCAACTCATAGGAAACCCATGGCCGCTCTCACAATTGAAAAAATAAACAATGGCGATATTGATTTTGATCACATTGCAGAGGTTGCTACTAGCCTGCTTCCGACGGCCACAGATAGGCTTGGGCATGTCAAATCTACAGTACAGGGCGCAATTGATAGCCTCAAGGCGTTCAACTTTCGCGGTGCATTCACTGGCGCTACAGCCTACGCTATCAAGGATATTTACACGTACTTAGGTGTTTCGCATGTCGTTGTAATTGCCCATACATCAACAACGGTATCTGCTGATCTAGCAGCAGGAAAAGTAACCGTCCATCAGGGGCTGACAAAAGAAGAGCTAACCCTATCAACTGGTGATCAGCTTGTGGGCGTTGCTGGCGTTTTTGGCGTAAAACAATCCGCCAAAAACTCAGAGATTTACAGCGTTGTGAACAAAGGTGCCATTGGCAATGGGGTTGCAGACGACATGCCCGCCGTGCTGCTTGCTCGCTCAGCATCAGCCCGCATTCATTTTCCCCGCATCAATAGCACTGACACCACTTACTACCTTGGATCATTTACATCCGGAGCACTGGATGGTGCTGTGTTCAGCGCAGATGTCGGTGTAACGCTCTCCTTCGCTGCCAACGCGCCATATTCGCTTTACAAGGCAATTACCTTTGCAACAGACTGCAAGGTGTATTTCAGAGACATCAGCTCAAACTACGTGTTTGCAAAAACACCAAGCTCACGTCAAACGTCTATTGCGCCCGTTCGCACGCCTTCAAGTCGCGTTCGCTTGGCTCTTGATGGGACCAGTACGCTGAAGGTCAAAGCTTTGGCTGTGACGTTTCCAAGTGGCGATGCGTTCGCAACAGAATCGGCAACACGCGCATCAAACTCGCTCACCTTCACAAACACAACTTCTGGAAAGTTTCGTGGTGCGTTTATTGACATCGGGCCATACGAGACGGCAAGCGCCTATTTCGACAACGGAACGACTCCGGGTGCAGTGGGCATTGTCATCCGTGGAACGGCTGGGTACTCTGCAATCTACAGCAATGGATCAGGAAACTATTACACAGCGTTTAAGCCTACGGGGCTAACTGTTGTTGGTAATTCGGCAGGCCTATCGTGGTCAGTGCTTGGCCAAGGTAGCTACACATCGTTTGCCCCTGAAAATTCGGTCTGGAGCGTTACTCGCGTATCACGCAATAAAGCAGTCGTTAAACTCAATGGAAAATCACTCACACAGGTTTACGCGCCAGACTGCGGAGACATTATGCAAGTCGGGTTTGTTTGCCTGAATACCGCGGCGTTTGCAGTATCTGGTCTGACTGTTGATCGGCGTACAGATGCGCTTATCGGCGCTCAGTATCTAAAAGAGCTTCGGATTTATGGCGACTCAACTGCTGAAAAGTTCCCCGGTTCGTGGGGTGAAATGTTGCCTGCTGTTCTCGAAAACTCGTATGGCCTAAAGGTTGGCTCTGTCACAAATTACGCAGTAGCTGGGCAAACTCTGGATCAGCAATACACATCCATGCAAGCCAACGGTTTTGGCGATGCTTACTATGTGGCAGTCTGTGCCGGGACAAACAATGCACAAGGCCTGCAAGCGATGGCAACTTGGAAAACGCTTGTAACCAACGTCATCAACTACATCCTTGCAGCCAATCGCAAGCCGCTGATTATTTTGCCGTGGATGTGGTACACACAAACGCAATCTGGTGGGAATGGTCAGGCATCGTCAAATTACGATAAGGGCGCACCGTATCGAATGGCCATGGAGCGCATTGCTTACGACCTCGGCGCTGTTGTTGTCAAAACACCAGAAGAGCTGCCAAATCCAGACCCGGCCTATTTGAGTTCGTCTGATCCACTATTGCGGGACAACATCCATCAGGATGCACTTGCTAACCAGCTTTATGCAACGGCAATAGCTCAGGCGCTTGTTGATGATTACATAAGCCTGCCTGGTTCGGTTGAGCAGGCATTGACAGCTGATAGATTCTTGAATAGTGCTGCTGATTCTGACATTCGGATTGTTATAGAAAAAAATGGCATGGTATCGGTAAGCGGCACGATGTCTGTTGCAACCATTACAAATGGCACCGCACAAATTGAATTGCCAAGATATGCAAGGCCAGCAAGAAATACGAATTTTCAGGTTACGGCGCTTAGCTCTGGTGGAGCTGCAATCCTTGGAAGTGCCTATCTTGCATTCACCACGTCAAACGGCTATTTAAGCATTCAGTTAGCACCGGCAACAACCGCAGTTCTGATTGTTAATTTTTCCTTCAAGTCCAGCGATTCGGAGTAATCATGACTGACCAATACCAAGGCGATGACCGCCGAGCACCACAAGAGCAATCATGGCATCTCAAAAAAGAGATCAATGTCAGCATGATCATTTCGATCATCGGCATTGCCGTGTCAATTGTCGTTGGGTATACCGACCTCAAACGCGACATTTCGCTCATCCAAGCCGATACGGCCGTACTTCACCAGCGGGATAACCAGCAGGCGACCGACCTTGAAAAGTCGATCGCAACGCTTCAGGCGCACTATGTACGCATGGATAGCAAGCTGGATCGGCTGATTGAGCGGGGGCAAAAATGATCACGGCGCTACTCTCATTCCTTGGCGGAAACGTCTTCCGATTGATCTTCGGCGAGCTGATCAGCGCCTGGAACAAAAAGCAGGATCACGCGCAGGAGATGGACAGAATGCGATTGCAAGGCGATCTTGAGGCGGCGCAGCATTCGCGCAACCTTGAGGCGATCACTGTGCAGGCTGGTTTAGGCGTTAAAACCATCCAAGTGCAGGCTGAATCAGCTATTGGTGAGATTGAGGCAACCGGCTGGCTTGAGGCGGTGCGTGCCACGGCCATAAAAACTGGTGTTGCATGGGTGGATGCTTGGAATGCGGTGATCAGGCCGGGCGTGGCGACATGGTCAATCATCATGATTACGCTGGGTGAATTTGCCGTGATCACGCTGAGTGAAAACACGATAGCACTGGCTGGGTGCGCGTTGGGCATCTATCTGGCTGACCGAAGCCTGTTCAAGCGGGGTAAATAGTGGATGCGCTGGATATAACTCTGGCGCTTATTCGGCGCTTTGAGGGACTTTTCTTATCGCCATATTTATGCCCAGCTGGCGTTGCCACCATCGGATACGGCGCGACCTTTTACGAGGATGGCGCCCGGGTAACTTTGCATGACGCACCAATAACCCGTGAGCGGGCAGAGGCCTTGCTGTTATGGCATGTCAAAACCGTTTACTTGCCTGCGGTGCTCAAGTTGTGCCCGGGTGTTGTCCATGAGGCCCCGGGGCGAATTGCCGCCCTGATCGACTGGACATTTAACCTGGGATCAGGAAACCTCAAGGTAAGTACCTTGCGCAAGCGCGTGAATTCCGGGGATTGGCTCGCTGTTCCAAGTGAGATCAAGAAATGGGACAAGGCAGGTGGTCGCGTGCTGCGCGGCCTGACGGTACGACGAAACACAGAGGCCGCATTGATATGAGCAAAATAACTCAAGAAACCGCCCAGCGCTGCACGGCCCACACCCTGGCTGATCAACTCGCTGACCTGCGGGCCATCCACGCGGTTGAAATGGCAATCATGCTCAAACGCCAAAACCACGATCAGGATGATGTCGTTACCGCTTTTGAGGCTGATTCGGCATGGTCAGGTCAACATGCGCGGCTATCAAAAGGCTGGGATGTGTCGGGGCCGGATTGATTTGGATTTACAAAAATCGCCAGTGCTTGCCATCCGCAAAGCTGTACTCAACGCCATCGTCAGCGTGCACCCCAAATACAGGAACCTCGTCGCCTTCTCCATCCTGGAAAAAGTCGGATACGAATAGATCGCCCTGAACAGTCCATCCATCGTCAAATTCCACTTCAACGCGCCGCCCGCAATCCTTCCAGTCGGGCCAATTGGTCGCTATAAACTCGGTCATCACGTCATTCCTTTTGATTTAGCGCCTGCTGTTTGAAGGGGGTGGTGAAACGCCACCCCCTTGTAATGCGCCATTCACTTCTCTGACAATTCCCACCCGCGCCCACCTGCTCGTCCAGTGAATTGAATAGCACCCCTCTTTCTCAAGGCTTGCAGTCGCGCATCGATTACGCGGTATGATTTTCGCCCTGTTGCTGCTGCTAGTCTATTTGCCTCAACCCGAACAGGCCCAGCGTCTATCCCGGTAAAGTCAACTGCCTTTCGGTCGAATAGTCTGGCGATTATCAAATAATCAAGTGTTTTGTATTGGCTCATGGTTTTCCTATGTTTGCGTCAGCAATGCGCCAACGGTTTAAATTTGATGCGCCTAAAACGCGCCAACTGTCTGAAAATAGTCAATAAAATCAACGCTTTGCAAAGACTAGGTTTTGATACGGAATCAAAGCCTACGTGAAATGTCTTCAACCGATTCTCGGTAGTAGGTTCCAATCAGCAACTTGAGGTCTTTGTGCCTGCTTATTCGGGCAAGCGTAAGCACATCCATGCGCCTGGCCATCAACGTTAAGGCTGTGGCCCTCGCGTCACGAAACTGCAAATCCTTGATAAGCAGGTTATCCAGCAGGTGACAAAACAGCATTGAGGCGCGTTCGGGTGCAGTCTCGAACTGTTTCGGCATCGTCATCATGACGCGGTAAGCGTGCCGTGTCAGCGGTACAGATTCGCCATGCTTGGCCGTCTTTGTGCTTTTCAGGGTAATGATGCGTCTTCCAGCATCAAAGCCTTGAGGGGCTTCAATGGCTTCTTTTAGCCTCATTCCGGTACGCAGAGCAATATGGAAAGCCTGCGTAACTTCCAACGTCTTACCACCGACACGCTGCCCAGCCCTTAATACCCGCTTGATCTGCTGCCACCGCCAAACCTGTACCCGCGGTGCATTGGCTTGGGGGAGCTTCACGCCTTCAAACGGGTTTGAGTCGATCCACTTCCATTCGAGCTTTGCCACCCTGAACAAATTACGATAGAGCCCTGACTCGCGCAAGATGGTTGATCCTGACACTGTTTTGATGCGCTCTGTTCGCCAATCACCAATCAAGTCAGTAGTGATAGAACCCAGTGGAACATCGCCAAAGTGTTCAATCATGGCATCAAAACGCTTTTTTTCCCACAAAACAGCATCACGCTTGCGAACACTGACTGTTTCCAGATACTTATCAATTGCCTGCTGTAGAGTGTGTAAGTCCTTTGAAAGAATTCCTTCTTTGATTTCAATCTCTGTTCGGTTGGACCATTCTGTTGCTTCGCGCTTGGTGTCAAATACGGCAGTCTTGCGCACCCCCATCTTTGCAACCTGCGCACGCCACTTGTCTTTATGCTTTGCAATGTATGCCATGAGTAACCCCGTGTGTAAATCTTGCGTAATTCATGATCGAATAACGGAAAAGGATACGCAACAACGAGCAACAACGCAATGATGAAAACCAACGATTTACCAGTGAAATGACGACAATCAGCAATTACGCACAAAAACAACAAAAGATTAAAAACAATCATCTTTTGCCTTGGGGTGGCATCATATCCCCCAATGGCGGGGCGATGCGTGAGTAAATTAATGAGTAATCAGCGGAGCAAGTTGGCTTTGTTTTGGTTCAGCCAATTGTCCACTGAGACTTTATCCCATCTGCGGTTTTTTTGACTCAGTGAAAGGCATGGCCTTGGAAAATCAGACTTTTTCACAAGCCTGTCACGGACGTAATCACGGCTGAGTTGCAGCATTTGACTAATGTCATCAATTGTGAGCAGGTTCATTCTTCGCCTCCTTGAATTTCTCCAAACACTCAGGACAGCGCCGAAGCCATCCACCCGCTTCAAACAGCGCTTGCTCAAACAGAACGCAGCATGGCCGCATTCCAAAGCCTGTAGTGCTCTGCCACCGACAAAACACGCCTTTTGATACTGCGCAGGTCAGCGATCCATGCTGGAATTCGATTGTGCTGATCATGGCGCATTACCCATATCTTCATAGCTTTCAGGGTATGGCACGTTAACTTTCACATGCTTGATGCACCATAGCGTGTTCTTCATGTTTCGCTTGTCTGCAATCCACGCCTCATACCCTTGCTTTTGCTGGATGTAAGGTGAATCAGCAATATGGCAGTCGGTGCGACCATTGCTACTGACGGCAACAGCCATCAAAACCGACATGCTAGTTTCCATTGTTTGTTGGTTGTTGATCATTTCTGCGCCTTCTTTTCAATAACTGCCAGCGCAACGGCTGTAGCTGGGTTGTCTGAAACCGATAGGCCTGGCATGTAATCATTAATCAGCAGCACATCCCATTTTTCAGGCTTTCCGCCTATTGGGTACGGTAATGGGTAAGGGAATGCCGCAAAGCGCTCTGCTATCGGCCAAATCACGGCTGGGTCTTTGTGGCTGAACTTGCGCCATGGAAGAAATGGGATTTCATCTTTAAACAACTTGGCAGAATTTGGGTCTTTCAGCCAAACAGTGTCATTTGAATAAATCTTCATTTGCTCGGCAGTCCACCCAATAGCCAGCGCCAGAGCCTTGTCAATTTCCAAGTTTGTCATCATCACTCCCTAAATTTAGGCACAGGGTGCCAGAAGTCATACCAAGTTTCGTTGTTGCGAATTTCCGCAAACTGAGCGATTCCCTGCTCTCGGCTGATCGCCAGCACCTTGACATTGCGCGGCGTATCTGGCGTTATGGGTAACCAGTAGATGCCGGTTGACACGGCAACTGTGTTGTCTTTGATCGTGTGCGTCATTTCAGTCCTTGATTTATCGGTAGGATGTACTGCCAAATATCACCCCAAGGAAAATTAGCCAACCCCAACCCGGTTTGTTTTCTGATGCAAGATACACGACACCGCCAGTTATGCACATGATCGTGATAGCGCGTAGGGTAAGCGCCAATGCCATTACGTTTAGTTCACTCATTTCCCATCCTTGGTTGGTCTGACGCACGGCAGGCCGCACGCCTCGTATAGGTCGCACATAGCCAGTTGCGAGTGATACCGGCCTTTGGCTGCATGGACTTTTTTCACGAGGTCGGCTAGGTCGGGCTTTGCAAGCTCTGCGCGGAGTTTTCCACAGAGAAAGCTCCAATCCCAATTTCCAATATCTTTAGATTCAAGCGCATCAAGCGCCTGCTGAAGTGTTGCGCGGGTCATGGCTTCACCTCTGTTATTCCGTGGGCGGCTTCAACAGCGCGGGCAAATTTGCGCAGGCCATCGCCAGAAAACCCATGTGTACTTATTCCGTGACTGTCAACTTGACCAAATCCAAAATCCTCGTGAGTGATTGCCATTTCTTCAATCTGCTCATCCGTGAGCGGCTTGGCTGATGCTGGGCGGGTGTATAGGGGGGTATTAAAACTTCCCCCGCTCGCGGTGTGCACCACCATGCATCCTTCGCTACCTTTGTAAAATTCGGCAATAAACTCATCGTTTGCGTAAAACGTCAACACTGGCGCATCTATAGCGGCTTGCAGGGAAGTCATAGCGGCTTCAAAAGCCTTCCCGTATTCCTCTACGCTACCGCAATCAGTTAACTTCAGCAACGCATCCCGCGCCTGGATCAACAGGTCTTTGTAGTTGGTCATTTCATGCCTTTCAACCGCCACCACGCATCGGCAGCTTTCTTGATTTGTTGCCTTGAAAAACCCATGTCGTCAAGTTGCTTCATGACAATAGCGAGTTGTTCGATTTGGGCTGGGGTCATGATGGCTCCTTGGTTGAGGCCGCTTGCAGCCCTTTTGCACAATCAGCGGCAACCGCGTCAAGGTGCCGATTTAGGTTTGCCAGCTCGGATCTGAGCCCATCGAAAATGGCGGCCACATCTTCACGGCTCTTGGGCTGAATCAATGTCAGAAGTTCGTCACGCTCTATGCACGACCCATCCGGCACAGGTGCTGCGCCAGCGGCGGCGTAGAGCTTCGATCCAGGCGTTAAGGGCTTATGCCCATACAGCATAGAAAATCCATCGCCGGTTATGCATCCAACCGGCTCCTGCGCCCACAGCGCAGCAAGCTCTGCCCGAAGGTCTTCAACCTCAGCTTGCATAGCTTCATACGCTGATTTTCCGTCTACAGTAGTCCAGTTGTCTATTCTGTCCATCCACTTCTTAATCATTTAGCAACCTCCTGTGCGGCTGCCTTGAGGTACAACGCCTCAATTTCCTGGAGCTCTGGGTGGTTGGGGAAAGTGTGCGTATAGCACCATCCCTCAATATCCCAAGGTTTTGATTTCCAGACCCACCGCCAAGCCACAGGTTCTTGCTGCTGTAGCATGGCAAGCTCTTCCCGCATCTGGTTGAAATGGTCAACGCAGTCTAGATTCGCCCTGCGCACGGCTTCATTCTCTGCACGCAGTTCGTCGATCTCGGCTTGCATGTGATAGGGAAAACCCTGCTCACCAGCGCCTGCTTTGGCGCTTCTATCTTCCCAAGTTTCGATGGTCATGGTGTCGCGCCCTCGTACCCAGTTAATTGATGATGTTGTCCGGTCCAGTCGCAATCCAGGCATCTTGCTTTTGAATCCGGGTCTTGTATCTTCACGCTGTGGCAATAATGCTCACAGGTATTTGCCATAAATGCCTGTTCATGGGTCAAGGTAACTTCTTCACTGCCGCACTCTGGACATTTGTAGGTTGTCATGGTGTTTCCTTCATGCGTTCGGCCCAAGTTCATAAATGGTTGGAAAATTTCCGGGGTTGCCGATGCTTTTTCTTCCCGCGTTTTTTAGCTTTCCATGCGTGCACAACGTTTTCAGCCTACTCTTTGCAGCACCTACCAAGCACTTCAAAATCTTCATCACATCGGCGCTTTTGATTGATCCATGTTTGCGAACGTATGCTATTATTTTTTTGTTCGCAGCCGCTGATTGTGCGGCGGTCATACACGATTCTTGTACTCGCTTTTTGCGTGTTTTTTGTGCTGTTATTTGAAGTGATGGAGGGCCACCGATCCAGTGTGTTTGCACTATCAAAATGGCCCCCTGCTAGGTATATGCGATGTGCCGCAATTGCTACGCGGATAGCTAAACGGTGCGGGTTTGTATTCAGTCGCTTTCATCCGGTTGCCTCGATCGGCTTTTGCAAGTTCTTGCCGGTCTGCTTCCGCCTTGTAATCAGCATAGTCCTGCAATGCGCGAATGCCCTTCATCGTCACACTGATGCGGCATGTGATGCGACCATAGCGCGGCGTGGCCCATACCAATTCGCGTTCTTTTAGGTCGGTCATGGCGTTGTCGTATTGACGGCCTCTGATGCCTGTTTTCTCGATTAGATCGGTTCGCGTGGTGTCGATGACAGACGCCAGAAACGTGAGTATTTCGGCTTGGTTTGCGTTGATTATTTCTCGCGTCATACGTCACGCCTCCATAGTTTCATGACGCCAGGCGTGCAATACGTTTTCAATGTTGCTTCGTTGTAAATCTGTCCGCATGGTCCGATAAACATTCGAGCAAACAAGTAGTGCGGGACATAGACGATTGCGCCTTTGGTGTAGACCGTGGCATCGAATCGGTCGGCGGGAAGTAGTTCTGTTTTAGTCATAAAAAAGCCCACTCTAGGCGGGCTGTGTTGGTGCGTGGTTTGATGTCTATGTTGCGCTATTCAGCAGGCGCTGGATATGGCGCACCGAGTTTTTCAGCGGCAGCATCGAGTTTTGCAAGGTGTTTTTGCTGGCTTTTCTTGAGCAATGAAACAATCCGCGCCGTTCCGTTTACCCTCTCAAGAAGGTTGATTGCTGCATCTGTAAGATCTAAGTCTGTATGTGCAGATGAATAGTCATCTAGGTGCTTGCGCTGTGGTGTCATATTTTGACTGCAAATTAATGTGAAAAGCCCTCAAGGGGCGGGCTGTGTTGTTGGGGTACTCGCAGCACTGGCGGCTTAGAAATGGCATTTACCGCCTGCACAAACCCAGCATCTGCTTTCCCCCGTATTGGTTTATGCCGCTTGGCTGGCTTGCACGCTGTTGATGTGCGTTGTATGAGTTCTGTCAAACTCAGAAAAAACCTGAGCCAAGAACACGCGGGCATGTTTTATCTTCTCAATCATGGCCGCTTCTTTTTCCACGTCTCGCTTGATCAGCCATGTCGTAAGCCTGTGCTCTGGCGGGATGTGGTCAACAATGTGCAGCGGCATAGGCTCATAGCGCATCAGGTCTTCTGGCGTGTTGACCATGGCGTAATTTACTTCCCATTCGCCAGCATTCCACAAGCGCATATAGGCCCGCATCTGCCATTCGTAAAGCTTGTCAACGCAAGCCTCTTCGCTGATTGGGAAAGAGGCTAGAGACCAGCTTGTTTTTAGATCGTGTCCGCGTTTGCGGGCTTCGTCAAACAGGTCGCACTCTCCGGTAAGAAAATCATCCGTGCGGCGCTCGGTGTTTTTGACTATATTCAGGCCGCGCACATAGTTCAAAAGGTCGATTGAATCCTGTTCGCACTGGATGCCTTTTTCCATTGGCTTGCTGGACACTTCGAATTGCACACCGAAGATTTCCTGCGCTGCCAACTCCCTGATGTAGGTTTTTGCGCCAACGGAAAGCGGTCCTTCTTTTTGCGTCTTTGGCTCCGTCATCAGTCTACCAATGGATGAAGGGCGAAAAAGGTAATCACGCATGGATCTTACTTTTCAGTTGGATTTCGCGCATGCTTGCCGCAGCGGCAAACTTTGCATAGCCTGGGACATCTTTCTTTTTGGTGAACGATGCCCCGCCGTCGCGCCGGGTGCGCTTTAGTTGCTCAAGATCAGCAGATGCCTCAATAGTTGCCAACCAGTCGGCCAGATGCGCGTCAAGGACTTCTGAATTGCCGTCGTTATCGTCGTCCGTCTCAGACAGCCCAGTGATGGCCTTTAGTGTGTAGCGTTGTAGGTAGCTGACGGTACTTGCGCGGGCCTGAATTGCGTTTTTTGCGCCTCCCGCATCTGGTGGGCCTCCCATGCTTACAGAGTCGCTGTGACCGCCAACATGCTTTAGCGTGCATGTCACTTCTAGCCAGTCTTTTTCATCTTTGGTGATTTTCCAGGCTGCGCTTAGTCCGTTGCTTGAAAGTGCGGGTGTAACTGCATCAACAACGTCATGCAGTTCTGCATACGACTTCCCGGCCAGTGGGCCAGCAGTTACCTTTTTCCCTTTGATGATCTTCACGGCCTCAGCTTTGAATCCGGCAAATGCGACATTGAAAAGCTTTTCAGCCTCACGGGATTCGTATCGCTCTTGCAAATCCATCATGCGGCCAATATCAGCGATAGATGATCCTTGAGCCAGTGCTTGCAGCATGATTGCTGCCGGGCTAGTTTGCTGTATAGATAGCGCGTCTCGTGTTGCTTGAACTTGTCCCAGTGTGGTGACTTCAGATTGTGCCAATGCATTCATTTCGATTTCCTCAATGTCTTAAAAGCGATCCTCGCGCTACCGACAAGGCCATTGCCTGCGCGGTAGAACAGTCTGTATAGGTTGATGAAGTCGGTCATAGCTGTTTCTTGGCCTTATCTGTTTGAAGCATGACACTTTCATGTTCTGGCTTTCGGTGCTCTTTGCACCCAAATAAAACAACGTCATCACCCCGGAAGATGTTTGTTTTGATGTCGAATCGTTTGGCATCCATTGATTCGCAGCATGGGTAATCGCATTTGATACGTCGGACCTTCTTGTGGTTTGCCATCACAGTATCTCCAGCGCTTTTTTGATCCAGTACCATGCGCCGGTAAGCATCAGGCTGGCTCCAATGGCTGCAAACAAAGCCATGATGCGAAAAATGCGCTTTGATTCGTATGGTGTCAAAAGTTGGTTGTCGTTCACAGCAATCCCCCTATCCATGTGCCAACAATCGCACAAGCCACAACAACGCCAAGCACCAGGACAATCGTGATGCCGCTGGTATCGCTGCGCTTATGGTGCTCAATGCTGTTTGCCAACTCGGTGCCAGACTGGCGCATAGTGCGCGGGTAGCGCATTGCGCTGGGATAGCCGTATGTATTTCTCATGATTCCTCCGTTGCAGTCATTGCCGCGTCAATCGCAGCGTCAAATTGATCACCCGTCAGGTGGGCTAGCTTTGCAAATTCATCTTCATCGTTTATTGCTTTGATAGCGAACTTGTCGCGCAAAAACTGGTAACGATTGGCGTTTTTTTTCAGCTTTGGATGAATTTCAAGAACGTCAGAATCAGGGTCTAAAAGCTCATTCACCGGATCGCAAACAACAGACATGCCAAACGTCACGCGGAAAATTGAACCCCTGCGGGATGTTTCTCGAATGGCGTTAATCAAGCGCTGCATCTGATTTGAGTCATCGGAATGAAGCCACTCAATATCCTCTGACTCGGGGTCTTTCATTGCTTGCGTTGGGCAATGTCCAGCCTCAATGTTTTCAATGATCCGCGATAGATCATTTGCCATTTCTAAGTCGGCTTCTGTTGCTTTTGCCATTTTCATGCTGCCTCCCGATCCGCATAACGCTCAGAAGCTATGTCTTCCGCTTCATCGGCTTTCGATTCATTGATCGCCATTCGCGCCTCGTCTTCGATGGTATCCACATCAGCCTCGCAAAGCAGGCCCTGAACCGGTACGCCATCAGCCAACGCATATTGGAGTGACACCTTTTCGCTGTAGGGTGGCTCGTCGTAGCTGCCTGAGAATCCCGGCTCATACTCGATGTAGCAGTCAAGAATCACATCGTTTACGCTTGTCTGAAGCTTGAACAGTCCCGCCAAATCTTTCTTGGTCGGCGGCGGGCTGTTTGGCTTTGCTGGCGGCATATTGAAAGCCATTCGGGCCATTTGGTTTACTTCGTTGAATCCCATGATTGCCTTTCGAGTGGGCGTAAAAAAACCCGCGCGCGGCAGGCTGTAAAGGGTGGGGTGCATCTAGATGCCTGCGCTGTCTGTTTTGCTTCAACCCGGCAAAGGGCTGCTAGCTATCCTCGCGACTTACGACTGCACCCCGTAAATGAAGATGGCCCTACTTGCTCACTGCGAGGTGATCCACTACTTGACTCGCAAATAACTCTTTTCAGACCATCACAGAAGCGGGATGGGAGTCGAACCCATCGACCGTTAAGTTTGCCTGCACGGTTCCCCGACTTAACCTCAGCATCTATTGCGTGCTTGTAACCTTCCACGCCGCCGCTTCTGTGATGACCCTGCAACAATCCCCCGCAGTCTGGATAAAGCACCATTTGCTAACCACACTAAATTGTCAATGTCTAGACCAGAGTTGCTAAGACTCTGCACCGACTGCGGGCCTATGTTTTTGATAGGCTTACTTTTTCATAGCTGATTCTCCTGTTTGTTGAATAAATCGAAGTGGTCGGCCCGCCATGCTTCCGACTGCCCGGCGACCCTATAACACCGGGTTGGCTTCACTTCAAACTGGTTGTTGGTCAATAAACTTTCTGGCCCCATTCGGCCCCGCATACTGACCAATCAATACACCATCTTTCACGACGTCAAAATGGCGCGAGTGGTGCCTGAAAATCAAATGATTTTTGTACTCAGTTGGCGGAACGTTGGTTTCAATTACGGCCCTTGACCCTGTGTAGTTGGCGCTGTGAAATGGGTTTGTATATGTGTGCATTTCGATTCCTTTAAAACACAAAAACCATGCACGCATAGCTTTTGTGGTGCCACTCTTGCGAATGGCTTGCCGGTTACGTCGATCCGGCGGTATTTCACCCGTGTTGTCCGAGTGTCTACGGACTTAAATTTTCAGTAGTTCATAAGGCTTGACTGCTGCGTTAAGGGTTCGCCACGCCCAAGTACCCCGCGCCTGATTGGCTTCCTTTGTCCGGGTAACTCGCCTATCGACAACTGATTTGATCGCCTCTTTACCGCGCCAAGAGGTTGAGTGTTTTTCACTCGGCGGCATTTGTTCAATGCTCCAGCACTTTGGTCAGGGAGTGCTGTTTTCACGTCTTTTCAACTACCGACGATGGAGGGGTAGGGCGCTTTCATCAAGTGCGCCGTGTATCCGTTAAATTGTGTCCAAGTGGATTTAGAAGGGCGGGCCGGGCTTGATACCGGCTTGAGAGAACCGTAGCTAATTTCTCTCGCTTGTTCAGATACGCTTCAACCGTGGCATTTGTCGCCTTGCCTTCGCTGTGCAACATCGATTTGCTTTCGGGTTGCATTTCATTTTTCAGGCTCGCAAAGAAGAGTGTCCATCCACTCCGCCGCCCATCTAAATTCACTTGGATTTTTAAGGATCAGACTCCCCATGTCGATGCTTGGTTTGCCACCGCTTGCTTGTTTGCTTGCGATGACGAATCATAACACGGTGTTAGACAATGACGCAACGCCATGTTATTTATTTGCAAAATATTTATGATTTGTTTCTGACCATCCGGTCATTAGCAAAAAAGCCACTGTTTTTTGGCTAAGAAATGGGATTGATCTAGGGTTTTCCCTGATCATTTTTAAAAAACCATACCAATGGGGGATGTGCAAATAACATCCTAAAGCTCAAAATCTCGCGCTGTTAAATAAAATTAAACAAAAGGGCGGTGATGGAAATGATCGAGCACAGGCACTACAGCTCACGCGCAAGGTGCGTGCAACGCGGGAAAATCCTGCATATTGATTACAGTGGACCGATCAGCTCCGGATCAATTCACATCTTAGATGGACTGATATTGCCGGAAAGACGGAGATCAGATGCAGCCATGGAGCACATGGATTCGGCTGCAACGATGTTTGAATGGTGCGATGATGCCCCGCGTCAGTATTGGCCCGGATGGGTTCCGCCGTCAGCGGTGATAGTCAGGCCAGATCAGCAATCAGCATCAATGCAGTTTTGCGAAAACCTGGCTAAGTTTGGGATTCTTCGACAAACGTTTTTGCAGCATCAGCAGCAACTTGCTGATTTATGGCTGGCGGCTGCGGTGCAGATGCAACGATCACGCTCACACATGCAGACATAACCCTAATCCTCTCCAGCTCGCTCTTGATGCTGTCTAGCATGGTTCCAAGCATCACAGCTTGAGGGCTTGGGGCATTGCTTTGCTCAGGCTGAGATACCTCAACGGCTCGAACCGGACCGCTTGGAGGCATAACGCCGGTCAGTATCCATGTAGGCGACACGCCTGTTTTTTGCTCAATCAACAAAGCCCCGTCTTTACTCACGCCAGTTGAGCGGGTAGCCCAGTTGTTTATTACCGCTTGGGACTGCCCCAGCATGTCAGCAATGGCTGCACGGTCATCAACGCCGATTGTTGCATCGACAAGTCGAATAAACGAAGGGTGGTGTGTTTTGCTGCTCATGATTGATTTTCGCAAATTAGTTGTTTATTTCAATAACGCCACAGCATTAGATGTGGTAACATGGCGTTATCGGAGAACCAAACATGAGCGATTCAGAGCTAATTGACAGCCTCGGAGGCCCCGCAAAAGTGGCCGCATTGTTGAAATTGGACGCACCAGGAAGCCGGGAGCGGGTCCAAAACTGGAAGACAAGAGGCATACCTTCCAAAGTGAAGGTTGACTTCCCGCACATCTTTTTGCGCAAACGCAAGCCAGCAGAAAAGGCAGCAGCATGAGCCACACAAGCAAGGCGGTGCAGCAATGAGCCACATAACCATTCTGAACAACACCAGCGCGTCAATGCAGGTTGTGGAGTACACCTTGCCCAACGGGGATAGGGTGATCGGCATCCTCCCCCTCGATGTCCCGGTAAGCAACGACCAAGGGAATACCGCCCCCGATGATGGTGAAAAACTGTCCGGGCAACAACCCAATCTCGATTTGACTCCCGCAAGCGAAGCCGCTGACGATGGCCTTGATGGGGACGTCCTTCTGGTTGTTGATGCTGATCCTCTCTCCGATGGCAACGGGGGATGATTTGAATATCTGTTCTGACATGGGGAGTCCTTTCGGGTTCGGGTTGTGGAACCTGAATAGTAATCCGACTGGACTCTCCACCCTTACTCACGACGCAGCTCCAGTATCAGTTGGCGGTACTCCCAAATGACCACTGCAACAACACGTTCAAGCATGGCCGCTATCGCCTTGTCTGCCCATACATCAATTTCATTCATCGCAGGCTCCTAAATGGCTGAAAAAACCACTGAAATTAGCTTCGAGGTTGCCGCAGAAGAAGCGGCTGTCATCGACGGCTACTGCAACGCCAAAGGCATCAAGCGCACTACCGTGATGCGCCAATTGCTGAAAGAGTGGAGTGATCAGAAGTTGCATGAGTCAATTCTGATTTGCCGTGTCGCCGGTGTAAAGCCGGTCCATCCCGGAGTGAACCGGAATGAGTAAGTACACGCCAGTTGCGAATTCGCAAGCCTCTCATGCAGACGTGTTTCTTGCCTCTATGCGCAAAGCAAACGTCGGGGCTACCTACCGCATCAAGCAGGCTAATCGCGTCAATCTGCGCACGAACTGGTGCGTTGAGTCGGGCTTCACTGCGCAGGCCAAAGAAATCCGGCATGAACTTGCCAAAACAAAAGCCGCTTCAGTTACGAGCTGAGCGGCTTTCTATCACTTCAAAAAGGAACTTCAAAAATGAGTAGCGCGATTTTATACGACGACTTCATTAAACGCAAAGCATCAGAGGATGTTGTGTCTGGATTTGACCCGCGAGACCTTGGGGAACATCTGTTTGACTTTCAGCGCTCGATTGTTGAATGGGCTTGCAAGCGTGGCCGTGCCGCCATATTTGCCGACACCGGCCTAGGCAAGACCGCGATGCAAACCGAGTGGGCGCGTCAAGTGTCAGAACACACTGGCGGAATGGTTTTGATTGCTGCGCCCTTGTGTGTCGCTCAACAGACGGTTGAGGAATCTGCAAAGTTTGGCATTCACATCCAGTATTGCCGAAAACCAGAAGACATTCATCAAAACACCCGCATCGTGATTACCAATTACGAAATGCTGGAAAAGTTTGATCCGGCTGATTTTGTCGGCATCGTGCTTGATGAATCATCCATTTTAAAAAGCCAAACCAGCAAGACTCGTGCACTGATCATTGAAATGTTCCAGCGCACGCCGTATCGCCTGAGTTGTACCGCCACACCATCCCCAAACGATCACATGGAACTTGGCAACCAAGCCGAGTTCTTGGGCGTGATGACAGCAGTTGAAATGCTGTCGATGTTCTTTGTCCACGATGGTGGCGACACAAGCCAATGGCGACTCAAGGGCCACGGTAAAACACGCTTTTGGGAGTGGATGGCAACATGGTCAATCTGCATCCGCAATCCGGCTGACCTTGGATTTGATGGCTCTGCGTACATCCTGCCAGGACTCAAGATGCAAGAGCACATCGTAGAGTCAAACGAGGCTCTTGATGGGCAGTTATTTGCTGGCATTGCTCAGACACTGACAGAGCGCCGTGACGCAAAACGCAAAAGCATGGCCGAGCGCATCAAGATAACCGCTGAGGCGGTCAACAGCCACAACCGGCCCGCTATTGTCTGGTGCCACCTGAATGATGAATCCAAGGCGCTAACCGCTGCCATTCCTGATGCCATTGAAGTAACCGGCTCAATGACTGCCGACGAAAAAGAAACTGCAATCATGGCTTTTACGCATGGTGAAAAGCGGGTTTTAGTCAGCAAGGCATCGATTTGCGGGTTTGGCATGAATTGGCAGCATTGCCATGACATGGTATTTGCTGGCTTGGATGACTCTTATGAGAGCTTTTACCAAGCCATCCGCCGCTGCCATCGCTTCGGTCAGCATCACATTGTCGATGTGCATCTTGTCTCCGCAGAATCGGAGGGCGCAGTAAAGGCAAATCTCGAACGCAAGCAGGCCCAAGCCGATGATATGGCGCAGTCCATGGTTGACCACATGCGCGAACTCACAAAGCAAAAAATCAAAGGTGCATCAATGGAAAAGAGCGACTACAAACGCGAAGTGGCGCAGGGTGAGGGCTGGACTATTCACTTGGGCGATTGCGTTGAAGTGGCGCGAGAGCTACCGGACGACTCGATTGATTACAGCGTGTTCAGCCCGCCATTTGCAAGCCTGTACACCTACAGCAACAGTGACCGAGACATGGGTAACTGCAAGTCAACCAGCGAGTTTTACGAGCATTTCAGATTTTTGGTGAAAGAGCTTTACCGAGTCATTAAGCCCGGTCGCTTGCTGTCGTTCCATTGCATGGATTTGCAAACCTCGAAGTTCCGTGATGGCGTCATTGGCCTGCATGATTTCACGGGAGAGCTGACGCGCATGTTTACCGATGATGGATGGATTTATCACAGCAAAGTGACCATCTGGAAAGACCCAGTAACCGCAATGCAGCGCACTAAGGCGCTCGGCCTTCTGCACAAAACCATCCGCAAAGACTCAAGCATGAGCCGGCAGGGTATTGCTGATTACCTTGTGACCATGCGCAAGCCCGGCGACAACCAAGAGCCGATTAGCCACACTCATGAGACATTTCCAGTTGCCAAGTGGCAGCGGTACGCATCGCCTGTTTGGATGGACATTAACCCATCACGCACGCTTCAATTCAAAACTGCCCGTGAGAGCGACGACGAACGGCACATTTGCCCTTTGCAACTTGATGTGATCGAGCGTGCTATGGAGCTTTGGAGTAATCCTGGTGACTTGGTTTTTTCGCCATTTACCGGAATTGGCAGCGAGGGCTACGTGTCGATTGAAATGGGCCGCAAGTTCATCGGATCAGAACTCAAGCGCAGCTATTGGGAGTTGGCGACTCGCAATCTACGCGAAGCACGCGAAACGCAAGCATCTGGTTTATTCGCCATTGAAGAAGCGGAGGCAGCATGACCCCACTATGCCGTTCTAGTGATCCCATTGAGTCATTCCAAGCTGCTGATCGCGTGCACGAATTCAAGGGCGCAGATCACAAAGCAATTGTCTATGCGCTCAAAACATTTGGCCCGCGTGGCGCAGATCAAATTGGAGCCATCGTAGACCGCCCAGGACATGCCGTAGGTAAGCGATTGAAGGAATTGCACACGCTAGGACAAATCGAGCTTACAGGGCGCTCTGTTAAGTCTGATTCAGGTCGGATGCAGCGCGAATGGAAGGTGGCTTGAATGGCAAATCAATGGCTCCGCTTATGGCACGACATGCCGAATGATCCAAAGTGGCGGACTATCGCCAGGGCATCAAAGCAGTCAATTCCAAGTGTAATTGCTGTGTACGTTCACATCCTTGTTATCGCGTCGAACGCAACCGAACGCGGACGAACGCAAGGCGTATGTTCGGAAGATATCGCAAGCGCACTCGATCTCGAAGGTGAACAAGTCGAACAAATCCTATCTGCGATGCAGGGCCGTGTTTTGGATGGAGACATGGTTGCTGGATGGGCAAAACGTCAAGTAGAGCGTGAAGATGGAGCTGCTGAACGTGCAAAAGCATGGCGCGAGGCTCAAAAACAGAAGAAAACGGACGATTTGAACGCAACCGAACGCAACCGAACGCAACAAGAACGCAAGAAAACGCCAGATACAGATACAGATACAGATATAGGTACTAACGTACCTGTCGCCAAGGCCGACCCTGTACCGTCAATTCCTGCTCAAACCGTTGTTGAAATATTTCACGAGGTCTTGCCAGAGCTACCGCAAGTCAAGCTATTGACCGACAAACGGAAGAAATCAATCGGTTCGTTTTGCCGTTGGGTTCTGACCAGCAAAAAGTCAAACGGTGAACGACGCGCCCAAACTGGCGATGAGGCCGTGAACTGGATTCGTTCCTACTTCGAACGCGCCAGAGACAATGATTTTTTGATGGGCAGAGGCGCTAGGTCAAGTGGACACGAGGGGTGGCGTTGCGACATCGATTTTTTACTGAGCGAAAAAGGCAAGCTGCAAGTCATCGAAAAAACGGGAGCAGCAGCATGAACGATTACATGCCAATGCTCGATGCTATTGCCAATGTTGACGCAGAAAACGGTTTGATTGGCGGCTTACTTTTGGATAACAGATCATTCGATCAGATCAGCGACAAACTCAAGCCAGAGCACTTTTTCACCAAAACAAATCGAGACATTTACAACGAAATCACGCGGCAAATTGCATCCGGTAAGGTTTGCGATGTGGTGACAGTCGGAACGGCCATGGCTGGAGACGTTGAAATGACGGAGCTAAACGCATTGGCGCAATACGTGCCAAGCATCTCCAGCATCAAGCGTTATGCCGACATCGTCATTGAACGGTTCAAAAGTCGCGCATTGCTGTCTGTGAGCGCCGAACTGTCTGAGTTGGCACATACCCACCAACTCACCATCGATGAAAGAGTAGAGAAGGCTACAGGCCTATTGGCGGGGCTAATTGATGAAGCGCCAGATGACGAATTTGTAAATGCATACGAAGGTTTGATCCAACACACACAAGTTCTCGAAGATCGCAATAGTGGCAAGGTAAGCGCATGGAGCACCGGCCTAGAGGATTTGGATCGTTATCTTGAGGGCGGGTTGCGTGCTGGTGAACTGGTGATTGTTGGTGCTCGTCCTTCAATGGGGAAAACTGCACTTGGAATGACTATAGGCCTGCATATGGCTGAAACTCATTCTGTCGCTATGTTGTCTATGGAAATGACGCAATCAGATGTTCGTGATCGCATGGTCGCCATGATTGGAAATGTCAGTCTATCAACCGTCAAGCGACCAGATACAGGATTGCAATGGGACCGCGTGTCAGAGAGTGTTGATAGGTGCCGAAATATGCGCTTTGCCGTGTCGGACAAAAGCGGATTGAATATCAACCAGGTGCGCAGCAAGGCCAGAAGCATAAAACGCACTCAGGGACTTGAGGTGTTGGTAGTCGATTACATCGGCTTGATGACCGGATTGGATGCGAAGCAACAACGCGCATATCAACTCGAAGAAGTGAGCCGGGGGTTAAAGAATCTTGCAAAAGAGCTCGGTATCGCTGTGATTTGCCTTGCCCAGCTAAACCGAGGAATCGAATCAAGGGGAGCGGATGCCGTTCCGCAATTGAGTGACCTTCGAGACTCTGGAGCCATTGAGCAAGACGCTGATGTGGTGATGTTCGTCCATCGCCCTATTCAGGCGAATCAAGAGCTTGGTATTGAATGGCAACACTTTGCAAAACTTTCAATTGCCAAAAATAGAAATGGTCAGTGTGGACTGATTCACTTGAACTACCAAGGCAGCAAGACAAAGTTTTACGGGTGGAGTGGTCCAGCTCCGCAGAAATCAGGATTCAAACAAAAGGGCGATCTGTGATGTCTCATAACTGGAATTTGATAAAAGAATATTACGACATGATGAATGAAAAAATCATAAGAGAAGCCAAGAATGAATGGGCTATTGATGCCTACGCATGGGACACAGGCCTTATCCGAATGACTCCGATTGAGTCATGGTTGTGGCACGACATTCGAGCGGTTGATCTGGTGGTTTACCCGCAATACCCTGTAGCCGGGGTGTTTGTTGACTTTGCCAACCCGAAAGCAAAGGTAGCCATTGAATGCGATGGCGAGGCTTATCACCTTGATAAAGAAAAGGATGCAGCACGCGATTCTATTTTGTGCACTCACGGGTGGACTGTGTACCGAATCAGCGGGAAAGATTGTCGAGACGGCGTAGGAATGGAAGACGAATGGAACAGCAAAGCACGCAGATTCATCAACAAGATTGCCGCCATGCACAGCATCAAACGCAATTAACTCGCCAACAAATCATCGAACACATCATGACCATGCACACCGGAACATCAAAAACAACCCCGCAGCCTGAATATGCAGACTACATCACAGCACGCTATGACGATCGCTTGCCGTGGCTTGATATTGCGAGCGGAGTGAAAGAAGCTAAAGCCATGAAAGGTGGGAAATGATCGAGCTAACCCTACCGTGGCCCCCGCGTGCTCTGAGTCCAAATGCCCGCACTCACTGGCGCAAGAAGGCCCCAATCACCAAGGCCTACAAAGAGGCTTGCTGGGCGCTTTGCAAAGAGTCAGGCATGGTTGCTCCTGATTCGCCCCGCATTGGGCTATGGGTTGATTTTTACCCGCCAGACCGCCGCCATCGTGACGATGACAACCTAGTTGCCAGCTTTAAGGCTGGACGCGATGGAATTGCCATGGCACTCGGGATAGATGACAAGCGATTCCGCTGCTATCCGTATGTCAAAGATCAGATCGGCGGAATGGTGAAGGTGCGATTGACGGAGCAGCCAGAGTGAAAACAGAACCACTTTACAAAAAAGTAGGCCGCAAATACGTTCCTGTTCAGGCCTACTGGCACGAAGATTCAGCCAGCGATCAAATGGCCGTTGGAACATTCCGGCTTGTCTACGCATATGCAGACGGCGGCAGGCGCTACGAATATGAGGTAAAGCCCGACACAGCCGGGTTTATGGCTGCTGCAATGATTGCCAAAGCAGCGATGGAAGATTCCATCAGAGCCATGTCAACAATGCAGCCATCAGGAGTTTTCAGATACAACAAAGCGCAACTGAAATGCATTGAGAAATTCCATCGGGATATGGATGGATTGGCACCGACGCATTGGATGCAAGCGCCGTCGCATGAGATCGTTGATGCTGGCATCAAAGCTGTGCTGGAGTTCAAGCCGTGACCCAGCGCATGACGGTAACGCTTTTCAACGCCCAGCAAGGCCATGCGCAATTAATGGCCGTATGGACGCAAGCCAAGGCCATGTTGACGGCTGGTAAGCGCATGGTGCTGACGCTGGCACCGGAAACCCGCTCAGTAGCGCAGAACGCCCGTTTATGGGCCATGCTGACAGAGGTAAGTCAACAGGTGAACTGGTATGGCCGCAAGCTGTCGCCGGAGGAATGGAAGCACGTCTTTAGTGCAGCACTCAAGAAGCAGGACGTTGTGCCGGGCCTTGACGGTGGCTTTGTGGTGCTCGGACTGTCTACCAGCAAGATGACCAAGGCCGAAATGGGCGATTTGCAGATGCTTATGGAAGCATTCGGAGCGCAGCAAGGCGTCAAGTTTTCAGCGCCAGAGTGGGTTGATGCCGATACCGGCGAAATCACGGAGGCCGCATGACCACAAAAGCCGAAAAGCACCACAAAAGCCTATTGGCCGAAATGAGTTGCGTGATATGTGAGCGAATCCATGGGCAGCACGCAGGAGGAAACGTAACTCTGCACCACATGCGCACTGGAGGATGGGGGAAAGGCGACTACACCACATTGATTCCGCTTTGCTTCAATCATCACCAAGGCGCAGAAGGAATTCACACGATGGGGACAAAAGCATGGGAGCGTCATTTTGATGTGTCTCAGCGGGATTTATTGGAGCTAACGAATGAAAGGCTTGCAGCATGAAACCAGAAGAATTACGCCACTTGCTTGAAATGTCCGCTAAGGTCCATGGAGGCCTGCTTTATGTCGAAGACATGGATGCATGGATACACGTTGATTCAGACGGTAGACGTGGCGCTTGGTGGCATCCAGAAGACGACGATGGCGACTCTCGGCGGCTGGAGGTTTACCTAAACATTGAGGTGCGTTGGCATTTGGCTGGATCAATGTCGTATGTAACTGCTACAGCAGCCGCAGACATCCGATTGCCCGTTATGCGTGAGTATTGGAGTCTATACCCTTGCGGAATAAGTAAAAGAGCCGCAGCCAGATTGGCAGTATTGCGTTGCGCCGCAGTCATTGGGGAGTCTATGTCATGAAACCAGAAGACATCATCAGGATGGCGAAAGAGGCCGGTATACATGGCATGTGCACAGATGTGATTTGCACATTTCAAGAGCTGGTTAATTTTGCAAACCTTGTTGCAGCAACAGAGCGCGAGGATATTGCGCAGTGGTACGCAATCGAAGGATGGCTACTCGATTCTGATGACCTTTCAGATGCCATCCGCGCAAGAGGTAAATCATGACCGGCCACATAGACAAATCACCCGCAGACATAGCCAATGGCCTGCGGAAGATTGCGAGCGACATGATGGAAAGCGCCACGGATATCAGACACTACCTGGGCGAGGATGACTCGATTAAGGCGCTGGCAAATCAACTCATTGGATCAGCTATGGTGCTGTCTGGTGAGGCTACAAAGCTAGAGACTGGTCGAATATGAGTTAGCCAAAAGAAAAGCCCCAGACCGACCAAAGTACAGGGGCATTTCTAGCAAGACGATTCAGGAGGTTGTATTTTAACCTCTTGGAACGCCTATGCACCAAATCGCACTGTTCGACGAATTGCCCCCAGGCTGCAAGGTTAGAGCCAGGCGCAGGCCATGCAGCAAAGGGTTTTATCAGCCAATCGGAGAGCAGCTAAGTTTCACGCTGACTATCCGAACGGAGTTTGTCGATGAAGACGATGATCCATGGATTCACAAGCCGATCATTCAGCGCACAGTGAGTGCCACGGAGGCTGCGCCGGTCACGGTTAAAGGTCCGGCATCCGTTTGGGATATGGCTTTTACTCCGATTGCCATCAAGACAACTCAAGTTGTTGGCAAGCGCAAGATTTTGAAGGTGGAGCGCACGGATGGAATAACCCGTTGTGTCCATATCATTGAGTCAGAGACGCAGGAATACAAAGAGCGCGAGATCGCACGAAGGGCAAAACAGAAGCCACCGAAGCCGACCAACGGCTACAAAACGATGAGCACGAAATTCAAAGCATTGGTCAGTTAGCCCGGTCATTTGCGCAAGCATGGTGCGCGGCTCCACGGGCGTAAATGGGGCCTCTCCAACGTACACGAACCGACCATGTGTCGTGAAAGGCATGCACCCTGCGCGAAAGCGTGAGTCCTTAAGGGTGCTTGGTTTCTTCCGTAGCATGGGTTTATGCCCATAACCCAAAAGCAAGCGCGATTTGTAGCCGAGTACCTGATTGACCTGAATGCGACTCAGGCAGCGGTGCGGGCTGGGTATAGCCCAAAGACCGCACAAGAACAATCGGCCCGCCTGTTATCAAATGTTATGGTTCAGAGTGCTTTGCAGGAAGCCATGCACCGCCGCGAGGTAAGAACCGAAATTACCCAAGACATGGTTTTGCGAGAGCTTGCCAAGATTGGGTTTTCTGACATTCGCAAGGCTGTTAGGTGGGGCGATTCCATGGCCGTCCTTAATGATCTATCGGGCGAAATGGTGATTGCCCACGGTCTAGCAATGCTTGCATCTGATGAGATTGACGACGAAACAGCAGCGGCCATATCTGAGGTGTCAGAGTCGAAACAAGGCCTGAAGGTGAAATTTCACGACAAACGCGCAGCACTGGTTGATATTGGTAAGCACCTTGGCATGTTCACCGACAAGGTGGAGATGACGGGCAAGAATGGCGGGCCAATGATGCACACCAACATCACACCCGAAGAGTTGGCGGCAGCGGTGCGAAGTGTCCAAAGCAAGTTTTAGCCCAGCCGAGAGGCTTGCTGCAGTCGGGCACTCAAGGGAGAATATCTACCCGTTTAGCCGCTGGATGTTTCTGCAGCGCAAAGGCTTTGCATGGCAACAGGCCCGACAGCACGAAATCATCTGTGACGCACTCATGCGGGTTTACCGAGGCGAGTGCAAACGCCTGATCATCAATGTGCCACCGCGCTACAGCAAGACAGAATTAGCCGTTGTCAGCTTCATTGCATGGTGCTTTGGCAAAGTTCCAGACTCGGAATTTATCCATGCCAGCTATTCTGGTACGCTGGCAATCAATAACAGTGCAGCGGTGCGTGGCGTTGTGCAGCACGAGGCCTATGCCGAGATTTTCCCTGACATGCATTTATCCAGTGATGCACAAGCCCATTGGAAGACAGCAGCAGGCGGTGTGATGTACGCCACGGGCACAGGCGGCACGATTACCGGGTTTGGAGCGGGTAAGCACAGGCCGGGCTTTGCCGGGGCCATAATTTTGGATGATCCCCATAAGGCAGATGAGGCCCGTTCGGACGTGATGCGCCAGAACGTCATTGACTGGTTTCAGAACACGCTGGAAAGCCGGAAAAACAGCCCTGATACGCCAATTATCGTGATCATGCAGCGCCTGCATGAAAAAGACCTGTCCGGCTGGCTGTTGGGTGATAAACCAGGAATTGAGCCGGGCGGCAATGGCGAGATATGGGAGCATGTCTGCATCCCCGTGTGGAATGAAGATGGAACGCCGCTATGGCCTGAAAAACACAGCGCAGCAGACCTTGAGCGCATGGAAAAGGCCGCGCCATATGTGTTTGCAGGCCAGTACCGACAAAAACCAGCACCACCGGATGGCGGGATCATCAAGCCCGACATGATACCAATTGTTGACTCTATCCCGGCCAATGTTGTTGAGTGGTGCAGGGGGTGGGACTTGGGCGCAACGCTGAAAGGAGATTACACGGCAGGGGCAAAGGTCGGCAGGCTGTCCGATGGACGCTACATCATTGCCGACATGCGCCGGGAAAAGTTCGAGTCGCACGAGCGCGATGCGCTTATGAAAAACACGGCTGACCGCGACAGATTCAAGCAGTCAATCCCACAAGACCCAGGGCAGGCTGGCAAATCTCAGGTTCTGGCCTTTGCCAAACTTCTTACCGGGCATAGCCTTCATTTCAGTACCGAGACCGGAGATAAGGTTGTCCGATCAACCCCGCTATCTAGTCAAATCAATGTTGGTAACGTGCTGTTGCTCAAAGGCCCATGGAATGATGCGTACATCGAAGAGGCGCGGCTGTTTCCAAACGGTCAATACGATGACCAGATAGACGCTACAAGCCGTGGATTCAACGCACTACTGAGGCCGCAGGCTGGTATCTTCACCTAGCCACCGTCCCGTGTTGTTTTTGTGTCTTCCTAACATTGCTTGTGTCAAACGGCGCAATCGTTTTACAATAGTCACCAGAAGCCTCTAGCTTCAAGTTTCTGCCTTAAATGGCATCACGATTGCGCCGTGGAAACTTGAGCCTAGAGGCTTTTTGTTTCCATCGTCAGAGCGCGCATTGACACAGCGAACCGGCCTGTATGGGCAGCACTCAAGAAACACGCGCCACGGAACGACCCACCGTGACGTTCTGGCGTTGGTAAGGCGACCAGAACAGCAATAGCCGGAATGTGACAGCCTGTGCCGATATTGCGATGACCTGCCCACCCTGTGCACTTGGTTGATGGACTGACAGAAGAACAGCATCAATGGAGAATGTGACTTCACTAGGTCACCCGGCATAGCCGTGGCTTCGTAGCATGAGGGCATGAGCCAAACATTCACAGCCAACGAAATCGACATCATCCGAGCCCGAGAGGATCTGCTAGGCAGCGCCCTTGACACAAAGCGGCCAGAAGCGTGGCAGATTTACGGCTATCCCGATCAAATCCCGTTTCAAAAGATGCTCGCAGCCTATGAGCGAGGCGGGGCAGGGCATGGGGCAGTTCATAGGCTTCTGGATGGCTGCTGGCAAGGAAAACCGCGCATCAAGCAGCCCAAGGCTGACAAAGAAACGCCATGGGAAAAGAAAACAGCACAGGTGTTGCGCTCAGTGCGTGCGTGGCATAAGCTGCGCGACTTTGACAGGCGCAACATGGTGGGCAGGTATGCCGCGCTGATTTACCGCGTGGCCGACAGCAAGGCTTTGCGAGAGCCCTTAGAGCTTGCGCAGCGCCTGGTTGACATCGTACCAGTGTACGAGGACCAATTGACCGTCGCGCTGTGGAATACCGACATGACAAGCGAGGACTACGGCAAGCCTCTCATGTATCAGTACAAGGCGCGCCGATTGACTGATGTTGATCAGCAGGGCGCACCAATGGAGTGGCAAGACGTACACCCCAGTCGCGTGCAGATCATGGCAGAGGGAAGTGTGGGTGATATGTTCGACGGCGTGCCCATGCTTAAGGCTGGGTATAACGCGCTGGTAGACATCGAAAAGGTTTCTGGCGGATCGGCTGAGTCATACTTGAAAAACAGCGCCAGGACGATCACTTTTGAATATGACAAGGATGCAACACCGTCAACCATTGGCGAGAATGGCGAAAAGATCAGCGTAAAACAGGCCCACGAGGATCAGGTCAGGAAGTTGAACCGCAACCAAGACGCGGCCATCGTCACGCAGGGCGGCAAGACTGCGGTACTTCAGACGCACACCAGCGACCCTACGGGGGCTTTCCAGCTTGCAGCCAATCTTTTTAGTGCTTCGGTGCAAATCCCGTTCACCGTGCTTTTTGGACAACAAACCGGCAGGCTTGCCAGCGACGAAGACAAGGCCGACATGCAGGCTAGGTGTAAGTCACGGCAAGAAAACGAACTGACTCCCATGATTGAGGAATTCATCAGGCGTATGCAGGCCATCGGGATCATCGAGCCATCAGAATTCGAAGTTGAGTTTGAAGACATTGCCGCGCCATCTGACAAAGAAAAGTTTGCCAATGCTAAGGAAATGGCCGCAATCAATGGCGAAATGTTCAAGGCCGGTCTGCAGGGTGAAATGCCGTTTACAGGCGAGGAAATCCGCAAGGCAACAGGGTACAAGCAGGGCGGTACTACTGAGGCTGATTTGCCAACTGAGGGCGACCCGGCTGCTGGTGTGACGGCATGAGCAGCGTTAAGCTAACCCGGCCAATTCCACCGCCACCCAAACCAGGCCAGTGGTATGGTAGACCAATACCACCGCAGCCTGCCCATGGCTAACCCCATAATCCCCGGCTCAATCCGCGACCGCACAGGCTCCACGGCCATCATGCGCCGTGCTACCCAAGAGATCAAGCGCAGATATGCCGGTCTAAAGGTTGACGTGCTGGCGGCGTTTGACCGCGTGCCGGTCTATGCTGCAAACGATGAGTATGGACAGGTGTTCTATGGCCTGACACCTACCCAGCTTGAGGCGCTATCGTCTGAACTGCAATTGGCCTATGAGCGCTGGATTGTCGCCAAAGACCCGGCCAACGTGTTTTGGTACAGCGGTTACGTGGACGACGCGGCCCAGCTTGGAGCAGCGCAGACCGTGGCGAATCTGACGAATTTGTCAGCCAGTTACGCAGCAGCCAGGACGCTCGAACAGGTGATTTACAGCGCACCGTATCAAACCCGGCTGGCGATGGCTCAGATCAAATCCTACGAGCATTGGACCGGACTGGCTGCGACCCAAAAGGCCGAGCTATCGCAGATCATAGGGCGGGCAGTAATCGACGGAAAGAACCCGAAAGCTGTTCGAGCCGAACTCATGGATCGCATGGATATAGGCAAGAGTCGTGCCATGCTGTATCTTCAGACCGACATCACTGATACGCTGCGACAGGCGCGGATGGCGGAAGATGAATATGCAGAGCAGACGCTAGGTGTGAAGACTGGCGAGCTGTGGACAAGTGCTTTGCTGCCAACAACACGCGCACACCATGCGGCACGAAGCGGAAAGGTCTACACCCGCGAGGAAGTCAAGCAGTTCTATTCTGTGAATGGAAATCGCTACGCGTGTCACTGTAGTATCGCAAGCTGCCTGCTTGATGCAGATGGCAAACCTATTCTTACTGATCGTCTGAAGGCTTCAATGGCCGCTGAGCACCTAGCGTGGCAGAAGGCGCAATTGGCGGCTTGAGTCCAACGGCATCCATTGCTTTCTCAAAGTCGCTTTTGATAGCGTCCTCGCGCTGTTGTCGCACGAATGCGCCCATGATGGATAGGGTGGTGGGGTGGATTGGGATTTTGTCGGTCATCCCTGACTATAGGGCGACTATGGGGCGGGGTCAATCGGCTTGAATTCACCGCACCAGTCATCTCCATATGTTGCCGGGTGAACCCACCATCCGGCGCAACTTTCCGGGTATTTGGCGTCATCTCCTTCAGAGGTGCACTGGATCGACCATGTCGGGTCAATCGTGGATGGCGGGAACCTCCTGCATTTTCCAATTGGATCGCCGCTAACATCTTCGCTTGACCAAAACTTACACGTGCCGCATTCTTCTTTATCCATCACTTCCCCTTGTTGATCTGTTCATCCAAATATCGACGCAGCCAGTAAACCCCGCCAAGCTCCTTGAATTTCACCCGGTGGGGCTCAATCAGGCGCATCATGACTGGTTTTGTCGGTTCTTTCTTGGTGCCTACCGGACGGCCAGCGCCTTCGCGTTTGCCGCCGGTCATGCTTTCTTTATCTCGCTTCGAAGCCACACAGCACGCTCTTGAAGTCTGCCAATATTGGCATTGAGCGTTGTTGTCTGAGCGCGAGTTGCTGAACCGTTGCGATATTTGTTCATGTGCTTTTCTCTCATGTCTGATTGCTTCTTGACAATTTCAGCAAGCTCCTGTTTTAGCGCTTCCATTTTCATTCTCCAAAGCCCCGAAGGGCGGTTGATTTAGTTGAAGCAGTAGCGTCCAGTGAATTCGTCGTGCGCGTCCTCGACGGTATCAATGGTCAATTGTGTGCAGCGTTTGAAGTCCTTGTGATTAACTGGAAAGTCGTAGCAGGTGCATCCACGCAACCCAACACGTACGCCGCCATTGTCCAAAAACGCCACAAAGTATCCGTCTGTGTTTTCGCAGATCATCGCGGTGGTGTGTGGGCGTGTCATTTTGTGCTTCCGGTTGTCTGTTGGTGTGCCTATAGTGTATATCAAATAATCAGTAACACAAGCAAATTAAACAAATAAACAGAAAATAAATCACGCCTTCGCGCTCCTTCCTAGCATGGCCGCATCTTCAAGAGGTACGGCATGAAACAAAAGCGGGTTCACATCCTGAGCGCGGTCAACGCGGCAAACGTCAGCAAGTCGGGGAGCACCTACACGATCAAGAATGTTTGCGGAGCAACCGACAACATCGTCATGAACTCGCGCCTGTATGGGGCCGACCAGCTCGCGGCGGGTGTTGCCTCACTGGAAGGCAAGCCAGCGCCCGCAGGTCACCCGAAGAACGCAGCAGGCCAGCACATAAGCGCCTTGAATGGCGAAGCCCTGTCTACCGCCTGGATAGGCTCCTATGTGCGCAACGCCCGCCATGAATCAGGCCGCACGCTGGCCGATGTCGTTGTCAACGAAGCCCAGGCGAAAGCGCACCCGGACGGCGCGAAGCTGATTGAGCGCCTGGATGCTGCCATCGCCGGAACGAATGCCGAGCCGATTCACGTCAGCACCGGCCTGATGCTGGACGAGATCAAGGCCAACGGCGAGAGCATGGGCAAGAAGTACACCAGCGTGGCGTGCAACCTGCGCTATGACCACCTTGCCATTCTTCTCAACCAGCAAGGCGTTGTAAGCGGTCAGAAGCTGGGTGTCATCCAGTCCCGTCACGCTGATACCGGCTGTATTGAGCGCGGCCAGGATGTGAGTTTTCACGTAGTTTCCTTTTTCATGGTTGGTAATCGGTTCATATTCCACCTTGCGAGTTACCTCGATTGGTGCGCTTGTGGATGCTACGGAGCCTTCAGAACTGATTGAATAGTCTTGGCTGTAGAGCTTGTCTGTGGCGTAGTCAACCCAAATGAAATAGCGCGGGAACACCTCGCGCACATAGGCGTCTTTTGGCACCAGAGCGCGCAGGCCTTCGCTGATCTGGTCAAAGCTCATTTCCGAGTTACCCAACAGCTTGCGAATCCAGCCGGTCAACCCGGTGTAACGCTTGTCTTCTGGCTCTACGTTCACCGTGACGGTTTCCACATCTTCGGTTTCGCCTG